GCGCTTTCTGCCGATTTTCCGGCGGCGGTGGCACTGGCTGAGGCCTGCCCGGCACTTGTTGACGCGGCGCTGGCAGACGACGCAGCCGCTGTTTTTGAGCCTGCCGCAGCTGAGGCACTCTGTCCCGCTGCCGTTTCAGAAGACCTGGCGTTCGTCTCGGACGTTTTGGCCGCCTTCGCAGAATTTGCAGCCGCCGTCGCCGAGGAAGCTGCGCTACTGGCGCTTGATGATGCGTTCGTTTCTGATGATTTTGCCGCCTCTTTTGAAGCCGACGCATCCCGGGCTGAGGTGGCAGCTTCTGACGCTTTCGTGGTCGCGGTGGATGCAGAAGTGGCTGCTGATTGTTGTGACGCTGCCGCATTCGTTTCTAACGTTTTCGCCGCACCGGCACTGGTAGCCGCCGCGCTTTTTGAGGACTCTGCAGCGGCAGCACTTTTTGAGGCTTCAGTGGCCTTTGTTGATGCCGTTCCTGCGCTGGAAGACGCTGACTGAGCCGACGAAGCGGCCTGTCCGGCTGACGTGCTGGCTGCACGTGCTGAATCTGCAGCATCAGTCGCATGGGTTGCCGCCTCACGGGCTGATGTGCTGGCATCGCTGGCTGATTTCTTCGCGGCTGCCGTGTTCTGTGCCACCGCGGACGCGTTACGCGCCACCTCTTCCACCATCAGTTCAAAACGGCGCAGTGCCTCAGGACGGGCATCATCCTCCGTCATGGCACCGAGAAAATCATTCAGCGTACCGGGTCGGGAATCTTCATACACGGTGATGGTCCCGGCATGTGACGGCGGGAATCCTTCCACCAACAGAATAACGCTGTACTGACCGTACTCAACGTCCATGCTGTAACGCCCGGCTTCATCCGGATTTTCTGAGGCCAGCGTGTTCACCACCACCGTGGTGCTGTTACGTTTTGCTTTCAGCTGGATTGTGCAGTTCTGTACCGGTTTTCCTGTGCCGTCTTTCAGTACACCTGAAATCTTTACTGCCATATTCACCCCACAAAAAAGCCCGCCTGAACCGGCGGGCTGTCATAA